AATTCTACAGATTTTAAAAGTGTATAAGAAATGACCAGTATTGGAATTGCTTATCCGCCGATCGGTAAAGTGGTGATTTCTAAATTCTTCCCACTTGAGAATCGGTCTTATGAACCAGAATCTTGGTTCAAATTGATGCTTAGATATATTAAAAGTTATACAATTGATGTAGTTATGCGCAAAATACAATTATTATGGTTTAATGTGCGCATGGGTTTGGTCCCTCTGACATGTCGAGATCGCTTGTCATGGGCCAGTGAAATGCTGGATAAGTTCATGTTCCGCAATCCTGATCTACGAAAATTGTTTGAGTCACGCTTACGTCATGTACGCATGATCAATATTGCTAGGAATCATACACACCCTAAATCAGCGGGTATTCGTTCCTCGGTAAATGATGCCTTGAAGGATCTTGTAACTGCTGCTGGCTATCGTCCGTATAGTGTATCGTGTTCACGATCTGACAAAAACGATGGCTGTAGACATTATTATTTTATCAAGGACCTGAAAATTCCGTTTTCTGAGGACTTGATAACTGAAAATACTGCTTTCGTTATGACTGACGTTGATTATTATTTGGATATCAATCGTTGGTTGAGATATGGAAGGCCTATATTAATGTATACAATGGTGCCAAAAACTGTTACCCATAAGGATGATGAGGTGACTTGGTATTTTAGGGATAATCGTGTGTACTATGCTGTATCGGGTGGAGCTTTATATAATCATGAGTTATGGGATTACAGTGGTGATACTGTATGTGTGGTAGATGACAACCAAAATCTACTAACATTTGATGTATGTCAAATGTCCATTGATCGTGATTTGAATAGGCGTGTAATTATGTTATTGCCTGTGTCAAAATGTCCTTATCCATATTGGACGTTTTTGGACGTTAATCCGGATATTAAGAGATTGACTGTAACGCAGGGAAGATTTAATTGCATATACGACGCACATACTGATTTATTGTCCATTGGTGTCAATGGTTCAAATCAGTCTGTATCTATTACTGCTCGTTTGTACGAAGTAATAAGAAAGCGTTTGTATTGTAAAACCTCTCCACCAACAATTGCTGATATAGAGAGAATATTGAATAACTCGAAACATGAAAATGCCGTAGAGACGGCTGCATTATTGTTTAATAACTTTTTGGATGAACCTATACAACCAAATGTTACACCAACCCATAGTTTGACTACGTACTTTCAACCTACTAGCCCTATGGTAACCGAAGACGGTAAGAAACCTGGTGTAATATTAACTTCGCCTTTGGTGACAAGTCCCGCTCTTTTTGCTGCCAGAACATTTAATTCTGACTATCAATGCATAAAGGGAAGGGTTATTGATGTTAGAAATAATATCATACCTCATAATCATTGTTATCGGATTTATGCGGAGGAATTTGTAAAGATGGTTGTACCTGATGGTACATCTTTAACACCTTACTGTGTCGACATAGTTCGGCAAAGACAAAGTAATCCAAGTCAACGTGCACGATTTGGTTTTGTCGAGGCATCAATGTCTACCACTAGTGTGAACCGTTTGGCTGCATTTGTAAAGATGGAACCATACGCTTCACCTAATCATCCTAGAAACATAACCACCTGTTCACCTGAATTGACTACGTTAATGTCTGGCTTTACGTATGTATTTAAAGACAGTATATTATCAAATTGTAATTGGTATGGTCCTGGAAAATCGCCTATAGAAATTTGTAATCGTTTAAGAGAAGTTGTGTCAAACAATGGATCTTTGCAAACCGATTACGCGCGGTTTGATGGTTCCATATCGGAATTTTTACAAAATAATGTAGTAAGGGGCACGTATTTGCGTGCGTTCAGGGATTCGCATCGTGTTGAATTGTCGAATTGGATAAATCAGGTGTTTATGCAACGGGCCCGTACATCATCGGGTCAGGTTTACAATCCTGGCTTCGGGACCCGGAGTGGTAGCCCTATAACAACGGATGGAAATACATTAATAAATGCGTATATAATGTATTGTGCGCTGCGTAAGACTGGCAGGAATGCGTGTGAGTCTTATAATAATTTGGGTATATATTGTGGTGATGATGGTGTATCGTCCCGCTTGGATGGTATTGAAAGAACTGTTAATGAAGTTGTGTCTGATCTTGGCTTATCTATTAAGACCTTGGTATCTGAACGAGATGCTCCCATAATTTATTGTGGTCGAGTGTTCTGCAATATTTATTTGCAGAATGATTCGTTTCAAGATCCGATCAGAACGATACCAAAACTTCATTTGGGTGTTAATTTAAGTGTAACACCGGAACAGGCTGCGTTTAATAAGGCGTCCGGCTATTTAGTTACGGATGCTAAAACGCCCTTAATATCAGATTGGGCCCGTAAGGTTGTCCAGTTGTGCCCTGGATACAAAATTATAAGAGCTGATCATCAAGACGACGTGAAACTCGGTAGTCCATGGCCTCAGGATGACATGGACTTGATCCGTGACATATTTTGTGAGTTTATGCAAATTAGTTCTGTTGAACTAGACATTAAGCAAAATATGTTGGCTGCGGTGACGCAACTACACGGATTTCCCATTATCATTGACAATGTGTCTGACGCGAAGATTCAGGCGGATGTCGGTGGTGAAATTGTTGGGGACGGGCCTTCGCTTAACGTTGATCATACCGAATTGTTGATGGATTTTGAAATAGCTACACCTAGTGAAATAAATAGCACTGAAGAACAACCAATTCCTGAATCTATACGTCAAAATAGAAATAATAATAATAATAAAAATGCAAAACAACAAGCAGCAGCTGGCGATGTCACATATGATGTGGTCTCGCGACACAATGCCAACCGCAATAAACCGACTGGTGCACGATCTACTGACCAAAAGAAACAAGTACGACAGCGCAGGCCTGGATCTGCCAACCGTAGATCTAGAACTGGTGCACCGGTTAACCGACCAGTTAATAAAAGAACTGGCACGGAAGGAAATAAATGATGATGAAATACTAGCC